TATTAAAAATAATAAAATAAAAAATAATATATAAATGTTAATATTATTCATATTAATATTTAATGATAAAAAAATATAAAAATAATTAATTAATAAAAAATTAAATATTCTCTTGTTTAATATTATTTATAATTGTTGTAACGTTACAATTATTTATTCTTTTTACATGATTCCACGTTTTATTTACTACCATAAATAAATCTGCATATCCTTTATTTTGATATACAATTAACATATAATTATTTGTTAAGGTATAAAAAAAATAAAATTTTTTATCTGCATTATTTACATAATTATTTTGATTAGCCACTTTTATATCATTTTGTGTCATTAAATAATTTCTATAATTTCTTCTTTGTTGTGTAACATATGGAGATGCATAATATTGATTATAATATGCTATTACATCATAATTAAAATCTGCCATATTTTTAACTGGAATATAATTAGGTTGTGTTAAATTTCTTTTAATAAAGTTATTTGACATATAATATATATAATATTTAAAATAAAAAATATTCTTTTAAATTAGTGTGTAAATTATGTGCAAGAGGCTGATTTATCTTATAAACATTAACTATTGAATACATATAAGAAGTTCTTATATTACAAATTAAAAAAAAGAATAAAAATACCATTTTAAAATCGTTATTACTACTATTGTTACAGTATTGCATTATGCAATATGATAAATATATTTGTAAGTGAAGAAGATATAAACTATAAATAATAATTAGCTTTCTCCAATTATTTATTTCGTTTTCATCAAATAAATTAGTTCTAAGTGTTCTTAAATCTCTTTTAATTAGTTTAAATTTTTCAGAATTATCAAAATTATCAATTTCCATTATACTATCTTTATATCATTATAAGATCTTTTTTAAATATAGATAAAATGAAACCTTTATATGAAATAAAAGAATTAAATAAAATAATAGAAAATTTACCAGTAGATATTCAAAAAGAAATACTTTATTTTATTATTACTGATCCATTAAAGATAATTTTTAATAAATATAAAATAAATAAATATAATATAATTTATAATGATTATGAAATAGCCGAAAATATAAAAAATAAATATAATTTTTTTCTAACACGTAAAAAAATTAATGGAAAGTATAATTATTATATTACAAAAGAAACAAAAATTGTTAAATGTGAAGATTGTAATAGAATAAGATGCAAAGAAATTTTTTTCTGCAATGGTGAAAATTATAATCAATTATATCATTCTACAATAAATATTGGGTCTCATATAGAGAGTGCATTAATCGATTTTTATTTAAAGGTAACATTTTAAGAACACCCCTCTTTTTCACTAAATGCTTTATCTATTAATGGTTTTATTGGTTGTTTCTTTTTTAAAAAATCATCAAAGCTTAATTTTTTGAACCAATCTGGATATCCAGGTGCTGTATTATATAGTGGAAAGAATATTCTTTCATCTTCGCATTCTTTTATTTCAAAATTATTTAATATATTATATAACTTATTTCCTTTTGAATCATATTCTTGACATTTAGAATCGACATGATGATATTCCCAATCCTTTTCTTTATTAAGTTTTTTAAAACATTTATTTAATAAATCTTTACCAATTCCATGATAACTAATTCTTGTATTATTTGATATTTTTTTATGAGCTTCATCTTTAATACATTTTATATAATCTGTATCTGGTTTCGATATCATAAACCAATTTAAGGGTCTACTATATCCATTTAATTTTTTACCACATTCTTTAACACTAAATCCACAACCAAATCCAACATAATCATTTTGATCTAATTTTTTATAATAAGGGCATATACATTTTAATACTAAAATATCTGCATCTAACCATACGCCTCCATATTTTTCTAATAAACAATACCTATAATAATCAACTTTTTGTGGTAAATTTAAATTATTAAGAGATACTTTATCAATATTTGGTAAATATTTTTTTATAGTATGATTATCAAGTAAAATAATATTAAAACATCTAGAACAATTATGTTTTACCGATTCATAGCATAAATCAATATATCCTGGTTTTTTTTTACCAGGTAATGTTTGCCAATACATCCATATTTTTGGTTTATCAAATACTTCTAAATTTTTACTTTCAATGTCATCTAAATTATGGTCTTTTTTAATATGCATTTGAATATTAACATCATCATTAATATTTTGTAATTCATTATCTTGTGAAAATTTTTCATTAATAATTATACTATCACAATGTAATTTGTAAATAATTATAATAAAAATAAGTAATACTGTACAAATAATTATTTCATAATTCATTATCTAATATTATAACATATAAATTATTTAAGAAAATACTAATATAATTATTATATAAAATATGAGTACTATAAAAAGTGAATCTCAATCTCTTACACCATCTTTATTATGGATTCAAAATAAAGAATTTATTTTTATAGATGTTCAATTAAATAATGTAATAAATGAAAATATTATTTTTACTAAAGATAATTTATATTTTTCTGGAATTTCAAATAATACTAAATATGAGATTTCATTTGATTTATATAACAATATTGATAATGAAAATTCATATTTTATAGATAATAATAATAATAAAGAATTAGTAAAAGAAGATCCAAAAAAAATTAAAATAGTTCTTAAAAAAAAAGAAGAAAATGAATGGACATTTTTGCAAAAAAATAAATATTTATATAAAAATAATATTAAAACAAATTGGAATAAATGGGTTGATGAAGATTCTGATAATGAAGAAAGTATGGGTGGAATGGATATGGAAAGCATGATGGGAGGAGGGATGGATATGCAAAATATGATGCAAAATATGATGGGAGGAGGAATGGATATGGCAAATATGATGCAAAATATGGGTGGAGGAATGGATATAGAACAAGCAGAAACAGAAGAAGAAGATTATAAACAGATTAATTATGTTGATGAAGATATTTATATAAATGATATTGATGAACTCAATGGTACAGAATATTTAGAAGATATTGAAAATAATTGTGAATTCTGTGAAAAAAATAAATAATTATCTTACTTTTTTAATAAATTAATTATATATATAATTAATATATGAGAAATATTAAACTACATTTTTCAATAGATGAATCTAAAAAAAATAAAGAATTTAAATTAAAAACAGATAAAGAATTAACTATTCAAAAAAATAAAAATATAATTAATAAAATATTAAAAAATATTCAAGGTGGAAGTGAAAAAAATGAAACTTTTTTAAATTTTTTTAAAAAAATTGTTTATCAAAATAATATGAATAATTCAAATAAAATAAATTATATGAAAGGGAGTGAATCAAAAAAGTATTATCAAAAACATAAGGGAACCATGTAGCTTCGCATTACCCTTATAAACCCTCTTTTTTATTTTTATAAATATATAAGATTATAAATATAATTTATAATATATTTATAATGTTATTCCCAATTACTTTTAGTATACCCAAAGAAAAAATATATAAAAATGATACTATAAAAACAAAAATATTATCAAATTTAATACCGGGTGATATATCAACTTATATTTATAATAATGAAGAAGATTATTATAATGAATATAAAAAATCATATTTTGCAATAACTATAAAAAAAGGAGGGTGGGATTGTATGAGACACTATGAAATATTAGCAAATGGCTGTATTCCACACTTTATTGATATTGAAAACTGTCCTAAAAATACAATGGCTTTACTACCAAAAGAATTATTTATGGAAGCTAACACACTATATAATAAATTAAAAAATAAAAAAATAAATGAAATATCAGAAGAAGAAATAAATGAATATGATATATTAAAAAAAAATTTATTAGAATATACAAAAAAATTTTTAACTACTGATAAAATAGCAGAGTATATATTAGAAAAAACAAATTTTGAAAATGTATCAAAAATTTTATATTTATCTGGTGATACTAATCCAGATTATTTAAGATGTTTAACATTACATGGATTTAAACTATTATTTGGTAGAAATTGTCATGATTATCCTAAAGTTTCACATATTTATAAATCAGATAATATAAATTATGAAGGCTTATATGGTAAAGGTATTACTTATGCAAATTTATTAGATCCAGTATCACATAATGATAAGTTAGATAATACTATAAATGAAAATATACAAAATAAATATTATGACATTATTATATATGGATCTTATCATAGAGGAATGCCTTATTATGATTTAATTTGTGAAATATATAAACCATATGAAATTATTTTATTATGTGGCGAAGATTTTCATACATGTAATTATAATGAATTTGTAATGAAAGGGCACCCTGTATTTGTTAGAGAATTATAAATAAGATTCATATAGCCATCTAGTTATGTCCTTTTTAAAAATATATTTAAATATATTTTTAATAAAAAAATCTTTCCTAATTTTAAGTATAATATAATGTTTATTATATTATTAATTATTTTTTTTATAATAATTATTTTTTATATTACGAAACCAAATAAAATAGTAGAAAATTATTGTAAATTTAAAGAAGCTATTGATCTACCTAACGAAAAAAAATTACAACTAATAAAAAATAATACAAATCCTAGTTTAAATACTGGAATATCAAGTGCAAATACTCTTCCTAATACAAAACCATTAAATCCAAATGATAAATTTGATTATTCACAATTAATAAATAAATTATCCGAGAATTCAAATAATAATTCATTAGATTATAAACCACAAGGTAGTGTTATTACATCATCATGTGATAAATATTGGGGAGAAGTTGCTCGCGATACTGGAGATGTATTTATAGATGATAAAGCAATTGTTCTTAAAAAAGATCAATTAGATTTACCTAAAGAAAAACAATTTGGAGATAATAATTATAGCAGAGGTATTATTAATTACACCAAATTAGCTGATTTAATTAATTATGATAAATTTGAAGAAGAACATCGGGAAGAACCACATATAGAACAACGTATAGAATATTTTACCGATACTGTTTTTAATCAATATGATAAAATATTAGGGATTGAAAAACCAGAAGCTGTTCCCAAAGGAAAAATTAATGATGAAAAAATTGAATTAATTGATAAGTCTACTGAACTCTTAATAGATCCATTTACAAAAAAAAAATTAAATTATTATTATCAATTAGGCTATATATATGATAAATTAAATAAAAATACTTGGCGCAATAGATGGGATAAATATAATCCATTAGTTAAAAGATATTTTGATTATAATGAAATAAAATCACCTATTGAAGATATAAATATACTAAATAAAGAGTTTAAAAAGAGAGCTGATCTTCGCCAAAAAGATATATTAAACAACAAGGAATTAATTATGTTTGGTACTCAACCATTTAATATTTATAAATATAAAATATTAGAAATACGATATTTAAATAATGATATGAATAAACCACTTTATATAATTATAATTTGTTTATTTAGAGAAGAAGAATTATATATTAATACGTTTTCTTATATTGGATATGTAGAGAATAATATACCATATATTAAAAATACAGAATATATTGGTAGAAATAGTACAGATACTGTATTATTACCTGACTTTTATAATAAAACTGAACCTACTTATGAAATAATTAATAAAAAATTTAGTAATGAATCAATACTTAATAAAGATCCAGATGCAATAAAGCATATTACTAAACAACAAAAAGAAGCATATAAGATTAAAAATAACTATGCATGTTTTAATTTAAATTATGATGCATCAAATGCTAAAGATACTTACATATTACCTTATTATACAAGACAAGAATGTGAAGCAATGTATGATGCATATGGTAAAACAAAGAAAGTAGGAATATTTGATAAGCCGTGTAAAAAAGATGATGAATGTCCATTTTATAAAATGAATAAAAACTATGATAATAATTTAGGAGGTTGTATGAAAGATGGTAAATGTCAATTACCAAGTAATATGAGAAATATAGGGTTTCATTATTTTGAAGAAAGTGATAATAGTTATCCATTATGTTATAACTGTAATTCTAAAGAATTAAAAGATATTTCTCCACCAGATAATTGTTGTAAAGAACAAAATGATACCCAGAAATATGGATTTTTAAAATCACCAGATTATGCATTTGATGATGATTATATTGAAAGAAAAAATTACTTTGATCATAAAAATTATTATGTTTTGCCAAATAATGTTTTTGATCTAAAGAAAAGGGGATCTAGTGGCTTCACGCACTCTTTAGAATCCTCCTCTTAGACTTCATCGTTACGATTTAGAGCCCTACTCTTCTTAACCTCCTTTTTTTTATAAAAAAGTTATTCGTTAAATAAAAAAAAAAATATTTTATTATATAATATATAATAAAATATGTTTTCATGCTTTAAATGTTCAATTAGATCCGAAAAAATAACTATTTCTGAAAATCCTGTTTCGGAAAATCCTATTTCGGAAAATCCTATAACTTCTAATCTGATTACAATTATTATGGCAGGTGGTCTTGGAAAACGCATGAATTCTCCTATTCCAAAAGTTCTTCACTTAGTTAAAGATAAGCCTATGATTTACTATGTTATTCAAAAAGCACTCGAAATTAACTCTACTCATATTTTAATTATAGTTGGAAAATACAAAGATCTTATTCAAAAAGAAATAGAATCCCTATTTTCTGCAACTGATTATTCACGAATCGTATATATAGATCAACCAGAAGTTCTTATCAATGAAGAATTAAAAGTTCAAGGAACAGGTGATGCTATCAAATGCTGTATACCATTTTTAGTATCAAATAATATTAATCCCGAATCAAATGTTATTATTTTATCAGGCGATGTTCCTCTTATTGAAAAAGATACAATAGAAAACTTATTATTAAAACAAAATACATTATTAATTACATCTTTGGAACATCCAACTGGATGTGGTAGAATTATTTTTTCAGAAGATCGACAACATATTCTAAAAATAGTAGAAGAAAAAGATTGCACTGAAGAAGAAAGAAATATTAAGCATGTTAATTGCGGTATCTATAATCTAACTGCTAAAAATATTATTGAATATATTCCACTTATTAAAAATGAAAATAAAAATCAAGAATATTATTTAACTGATATTGTAGAACTTATTGCAAACCCAAAATTAAATTATTATGAATTACCACTTGAAAAACAATCTCAAATTATAAATATTAATACAAAAGAAGAATTAGATAATGTAAACAATAAATTTATCTAATTTCTGTTACTTTCCTTTCCTAATAAAATCTATAACTTGAACAGGTGTTCCTAATACATGAACATCATTATCTTCTATTTTTATCCCTACAAATTTTTCCTTTTCTTTTATCATTTCACTTATAATACAAGATGTATAACATTCATTTTTAAATGTTATATTATTTTTAACAATAAATTCTGCATAATATAATAATATTTCAATATTAGAAAAAGCATAGGCCCCTGTATTTGCATTATTGCTAATTTTGTCTTTTTCAGCAATTACATCAATGTACCCATCTTCATCAAAATCAATATAAGAAAAAACTGGTTTTTCATCAGTATTTATTGTATAAAATACAGCATTATAATCAATTTCTCTAAAATCGTGTAATATATCAGATGTATAAAATGTATCACCATCTAGTAATATAGTTTTTCGATGAAAACTATAATTTTGAATAATATATTTTAATCCAATTAATATAGTTTCTGCAGCCCCCTTTGTATCATGTTCTAACATAATCAAATAAATATTTAAACCATAATATTTTTTCATTATAACATCATAGAATCCATATTTATCTAAATCTTTATTATAAATAATAAATACTTTATCATCTTCTTTAATATTTAAATTATCAATCACATAAAAAAGTATTTCTTTATCTAATACTTTTATTAAAGGTTTGGGATCTTTATAACCTTCTTTTACAAATCGTTCTCCTTTTCCACCCAATGGTATAATAATATTCATTTCTATATGAATATAAATATATATTTTTAAATATAATTTACTTAAAGATGATTTATTAAATATAATTTATTAAATGGATTATAAAAAAATACTTATTATTTCGGCAATTGTCATTCTTTTAGCAGCAGGATCATACTTTGCATGGAAATATTTTTTTAAAACTGAACCTCTTAAAATAGAGAATACTTTAACAAATACTTCAAAAAATGAGGAATTAGAAAAAGAACATGATTTAATAGATTCTCTTATTCAACCTCAGCCTCCTCCAAATAAAAAAACAGAAATAATTCCATATACTAATACAAATACTAACGTTTATTTTGATATTCATATTTCAGATGTATATACTGGAAGAATTATAATACAATTATTTGATGATGAAGTTCCATTAACTTGTAAGAATTTTAGATTCTTATGTACAAATGGATTATTTAATAAGAAAACACCGTGTTATGAAGGATCGTGTTTTCATCGCGTTATTAAAGATTTTATGTTACAGGGTGGTGATTTTACAAATGGAGATGGCACAGGTGGATATAGCTTATATGGAGAAAAATTTAAGGACGAAAATTTTGAATTAACACACAATCAACCGGGTCTCTTATCTATGGCAAATTCTGGACCAAATACAAATGGATCTCAATTCTTTATTACATTAAAAGAGACACCTTGGCTAGATAATAAACACGTTGTTTTTGGAATTGTTATTAAAGGTTTTGATATAATTAAGCAAATAGAGGCAATAGAAGTAGATAGTAATGATAAACCTAAATTAGAAGTAAAAATACATGAATGTGGATTAATAGAACAATAATATATTATATAACATATCAAAAAAATTGAATATAAAATATCTATAATTATCATTATAAATATAGATATAACATATTAGGACAAAGTACATATGAGTAGTTTATACGATTCTCTGAATCCTGTTCATCCATATGCACAATTGCATTATGAGAAAGATATGATAGCTCATTGTATTCTTCCAAATTTAATCTATAAAGATAAAAATGTACATTTTAAATTAAAAAATGATATTAATTTAAAATATAATAATAAAAATCATATTATTGGATCTATATTATTAGAAAATATAGCATTAAATAGTACGATTAATTTTATGGATAATATTGTTAATGCATCAATTATTGAAGAAGAGTTAGAAAATGGTTTGAAAATTAAAATTGAATATCAACAGAAATTAATTGATATTATACATATTCAGAAAATTGCAAAATATATTGAATCACTTATATTAAATATTGATATAAGTGATGAAATTTTCAATATTAATGAAAGTGATGATTCATATAATTATGAAGATTTAATCCGTAAAAAATACTATACTGAAAGAGAAAAGTTTTCTGATTCTGAATCAAATTCGGAAGTTAAAGAAGAAGATGATATTAAAGAAGATAATTTTTATGAAGAAGAAGGGGACGAAATTGATGAGTATATTTAAGTCTTATACTACTTCTTCTATATATTTCTCAAAACATGTTATAAAATAATTAATTAATTTAACTGCGCTTTCTTTTTTATTTTTTAAAATATCTATATTTTTACGATGATAAAAAAAATTATCTAATATAAAAATTGGAATTTTAACATATATTTCAAGTTCTTTTATATTCTCATCTTCATTTTTTATATCATATATACTTTTAAAATAATTTAATTTATATAGTATTTCATTATATTTTGATTTATCATCTGGATTTATTTCTATATCATCATCATTTATAAAAAATAGCATCCATTCTAAATCATTTATTATAGATTTATTTAAAATAGATTCATATAAGTCAATTGATTTAAATAATTTATTTTCTAAAATAGACTCTTCATATTTAATATATTCTATTGTTTTATTATCTAATAT